CGCTCGATAATAAATTGGCCGCTCATAATAACCTCTTATTTTTATTGTTATGTTATTACTGTTTTAGGATACGGAAACGATATATAAGGCGTCAATACCCCCTTGTATTTGCCAAAGGGGTAAATTATATGACACCTACATATAGTTTGGGCGGTGTACTTTCACCACTTTCTTAATCTGACCAGATGGAGTCTCCATTCCTTTACGGACTTTTGCAGCCCCTCCGATGGCATAAGGTTCTCTAGCTTTACCACCCATATTATAGCAACGCTTTTTAGGGGATTTCTTCATTTCTCCGCCTTTACGCATTTCACGGTCATCAAGTTTCAAACCGCGTTCGTTGGTATGTTTTTCCTTCTCTAAACGCATAAGGCGGTCTTTATGCATCATCATTTCTTTTTTAGAATGCGGCATATCTTCTTTAAACGCACTGCGGGATTCTTTCAGGGTTTTATTGTCATAGGCAATATCCTGCTTGCGTCGGATAGCTTCACGGCGTTTGCCTGCGTTTTCTATGTCCCCTTCACTCTTACGCGGACGCATAGAGGCAATTTTAATATCAACATCCCCTCCCGTAGCTTTACGCATGCGCCCACCTTTGTGCATTTCATGGTCACCCATTCTTTTAGTACCATCTTCATGATCCATAGGGCGCATTTTACCGTGATTGGGATGCATAGAAATAATATCAACCTCTACCATACCGCCTTTGCCTTTATGCATAGGCCCCCCTTTAGCTTTACACGTCCTTTTTTCCTTCATCATCTTCATAAGTGGATGAAGTTTAACTGCACCCCCTTTTTTATAAGGGCGCATGGGGATAGCATCAGGTGCGCTGGCTGAAGGAGGGGACATCTGATAATTACTGCTCCGTATCATCTGCGCTAGTTCAGGATCAACAAGCTTCATAGAACGTTCACGGTTAGTATCACGTCCATCTTTTTTGTATTTGATTTCATCATCGACATAGGCCATTTTTTTCTCTCCTCGTAATTTATTGTTGCCAAAGTGTTAGAATTTTTCTATATGCAAGTGTCGGTTAGTGGTTGAGGGCTCTTTTCCAGTAACCGGCATTAAAATCTATCAGGGCCGTTTATTGGATATTCGTTGAACTATTCCTTTAAACGGCTCATTTTCTCTATTTTATTCAATCATAGCTGCCTCTCTTATCTCTCTCTCCGCTTCACCTACCTCCTGTTCCTGGGTACGGGCATCTTCAGCAGCGGTTTTTTCATCCTGCTTTTGAAGTTCGGTTAGGGCTTTGATCTTCGTGACGGCAATTTCCGTTTGGGATTTAAGCTGGGCTATCTTTTCGTCAATTTCACGTTTCGCTTGGTCGCTTTCATATTTAAGCTGAGCTTTAAAGGCTTCCGTCTCAGCACGCATTTCAGCTTCTTTAAAGCGCGTTTCAACTTCCTTATCCTTGACCTTCACTTCTTCAAGCAGGACTAAAGATGGATCAAGGGGAGGCGGCGGTGCTTGTTCTTGTTGTTGTTGTTTCATATTTTGCATTGCCTGAGCGGCCAACATTGCAATTTGATTTTGCATTTCTGGAGGCAACTCTTGGCTCGGGTCAGGCAATTCAATTCCCATTTGCTCTTGCATCTTCAAGCGGTATGCCATGGCGATATGTTCTTGGATATGAGCCTGCATGGGGGGAAGGTTAGCGATATCAGGTTCGGACTGATGGACAATGACATGTGCGCCATGATCTTGTTCTATAAAAGCCATAAGCGGTTTATTGACAATCGCGTTCTGGTTCTCAGTCACAGGATCAAGCGGCTTTGCTTCTTCAGGAGCTGGAATTAGTATTTTATCTATATCCTTAATTCCCATTTCTTTATAAATTTGTTCATAAAGATTGCGTTGATTATGAAGTTCAGGAGCGGTTGACCCCAATTCTTTCAAAGCAAGAGATCGCATTAAGCGTTGTGCAGATGAAGATGTTGTGGGATCAGCTACGGAAACAATTTGCATATCGTCATTAAAATCTGCTGAGGTGACGAAATTCTCGCCGCCTTTAGTTTTAAAATTATAAGGTTGGTCAGGCAGATATTTGGCAAATAATTTACTGAATATGGCAAACTCTTCACATAACGCGCTATAGACACGCTTCATGATGCTATTTGGAACTTTCATAGAGTTTTCCAATAAGGCCATAACAGTTCCAACTGCAATATTAGGCTGCGCTTCATTAAATCCGATATTGGTCAGTGAGCCTATCTTTTCGAGTCCTGAAACTATCTCACGGCGTAAATCAATCAAGGCAGGAGAAGGACCTAGATATGGTAAGTTCATTAAGGCATCTCTAAGGGGGACGCCTCCAGTATCCATAATACGCCATTCACCAGGAGCAATTGGAATATTATTAGCTTCTGGTTTCAATCCTTTTTGCATCACCCCGCCAGGGAAGTTTGCAAATGTTCCCGCATCAATTGTCTGCCTTAAGATGGATGTTGCAGCCTTTGCGCTTCCTCCTTGCAAATGGGCGTAACCAAACCCATAAAAACCAAATCCCTGCATAAAGCGGAAAGCAGTAAAGTAATTTATCTTTTCTGCAAGCGGGTCATTTTCTTCCCAGTTACGGCGTATGGCAATAATCTTACGGGACTCTTTAACGATTGTAACAATATAGGGAAGGGGCAACTTTGTCTGTTTTCCGAATTCGTCTTCCTGTTCATAACCTTTTAAATCAATATCCGCATGCACTTCAAAAATCGTATAGTTTTTATCAAGCTCATATGATTTTTGGTCGGTTCCTTGAATCGTATTCACTTGTTGCGTAATGACTGATTCATCCCCTGAGTGGTCATCGTCAGGCAATACATCTACATCTAAGTAAACACCCTTTAATTGAAGCTGGCGCATCTGCTTCTGAGACATCTTAGGGATGACATGGGTAATACGCGGACATGAGATAAGATCATTAGTATTAATATCTGACACAATAAGATTATCGGGTTGGATAAAATAACTTACAGGGCGAAGTTTAATCGGGTCTTGATATGTTTTTTTAAACATCATCCCTACAAAGGGGAACCACATAAGCATTTGATCGGTATTCGCATAAAATTCTTTAGCCATCCCCGTAAAATAATAATTCATAAATTCTTTTAGACGGCTTGCATTATCTAGTTTTTCATCGGTTTCTTCGCCCCAAATATGAATATCGACAGGCCCTTTATCGGGAAGGATTTCACTACTGGCCGTCGCTTGCCAAGTGATACCCGATTGAAGCATAGTCGGATCATAAACTCCGCAAGATTCGGGAAAGGGATGTGTACGTTCTTCATACTTGAGTCCTAAGAACTCCATACCTTTTTTAAGGATTTGTTCCCATTCACTCCGCGTCCCTTTATCATCATCAATGGCTTGTAATAAATCCTCACACAAGGTAGAAAGGATGGAGGCGGGTATTTCTTCAGCAAGATTGGCCTCAAACGGGGTAGAAAATGGAGCCTTCATTTGGGGGGCAAAATCTATTTCTACGCCACCATCTTGCGTATCGGTAAATTGAGTCCCATTAATAATATTGGGTTCTTCCCCCATAAGTTCGAGGTCTATTCCCTCATTAGGAATAGGTAATTGCGGCTGTTCAGACATAAAGCCTGACGGTATAGATGCGGGCATTTAGTAAAATCCCCCTGGCGATTCTGCGTTTATTATTATTTCTTTTTCGTCGTCAGGATGATCAACCCACCCTCTTGTCCTTAAGTATAACAAAACCTGAGTCATGGTGTCTACGAGGTCTCGGCTACCTTTTTTCGGAAAGGCTCCACATTCTTCAACAAATAAATCTGATGTCGGCCTTAGACAATCATAAAGGGGCGGTTTAGCCGGAACCCATACACGCCCACCTTCTAAGAGATGAGTTATAAGCCTGACACGCTTAAATTTATCGCCATACTTATCAGGATCAAAAGGCGTTACGAATACACCCATTCTCCTAATTTCTTGTACCAATGAAAGACCAGACATCTTGCTTTCAACAAGAATAAGGTCAGGCTCCATAGTGCTTCCGCGTTTAGGGTTATCAAAATCGTTATCATGGTAATTATCTCTTAACCGTGAGAACATTTTACGGAGTGCGGGAAACTCCAAACGGTCACGCCACATACTTAATAAAATAACATTTGCGATTTGATTATCATCGTTAAATACTCCCCACGTAGTACAGGCACTATAATCGGCACTTTCCTCATCACTCATGGCCGTATCCCAAGACTGTATGAGAAAATCAATTTTAGGAGGATGGGATTGTTTCCACCATTTAAACCAGCTCTTCTGGATCATGCCACCACCTTCAGGAGATGGTCGTTGTTGCAATTGCCCTGCTATGGCATAGGAACTTTTAAGGTTTGCTTTAAGGCGGTTAAGTTCAGGAATACCTAGGCGTTTTTCCCATAATAATTCACCTTCAGTCGTTCTTGGGTCTTCCCACGGTTTCCCTGATGTACTTTTCAAAGGGACGGTTATAGATTTTCTGGAAGCTTCAAACTCCATAGGGAGGCACAAATGCACAATATCAGAATTGTCTTGAGCTAATATATGTCCCGATACATCCTGTTCATGGGTGCGTTGTTGAACGACGATGCGGGCAAATTTCTTAGGATCATTATAACGGCTGGACATAACCTGATCCCACCAGGTATTCGTTCCCTCTCTGATAACTTCAGAGTCTCCGTGGTTTATATTATTAGGATCGTCGGCAACTTGGATATCAGATCCCTCACCTGTATTTATTCCCCCTACAGAAGAACATAGACGCATACCCTTTTTATCATTTTCAAACTTTAGCTTGGTATTAACGTCTTTTGCGAGTTGGAAAACATTTCCCCATCTTTGTTGGTACCATGCTGATTCTATGAGCCGTCTACATGATACACTATCCCTTATGGTTAAATGTTGAGCATATGTCGTATAGAAGAATTGCAATGCAGGACGCGTTGTCCATACCCATGCAGGAAAAGCAACACCTACTAGCGTAGACTTCATGGAGCGGGGGGGCATGTT